AGTATTCAAAGACACTACAGAGAAAAGGGCTACAGAGCGTCTATTAGGTCAGCTGCTTAGTTGCGACTTGCTAATACTTGATGACTTAGGCGCTGAACGTACTACCCCGTTCGCTCAAGAATTCGTGTATGCAGTCGTTGACGGGCGTTATAACGCCCGTAAACCTATGGTAGTTAGTACTAACCTAACACGTTCCGAGTTGGTACATACCCCTGATATTACGCAACAGAGGATATACAACAGGGTACTAGAGGTATGTTACCCGTTAGAGTTTAAGACAGGGCGTAAACGCAGCACTAAAGAGCGTTATCAATCAATGCTAGAAGATATTGAGAGAGGTTAAACATGAATGTAACGACATTCAAAAAGGCAATGAAAGAACAGGGCTTGAACAGTAAGGGTGTAGCCGTTAAATGCGGGCTTGATAGAACTACCGTCTTTAGGCTACAAAACGGTGAACGTGAGCCGTCTCTAAGAGTGTTCAAGAAACTATGTACGGGCTTGAACATTAGCCCCGTTGATTTGTGGTAGGTCACTATGTGCGATTATACCCTAGGTTTTAAGGCAGCTAACAAGCTACCTATGGCTGAGTGCGAACAGTATGAAGAACTACTAGAACAGTTCCTAGAGAGTTCCGACCTTATTATTACTAAAGCGTGTGAGAGCCGTGAGAGTACCATTAGCACGGTAGCGGGCTTGATGTTACACGCTAAGGGTAAGCCCGTAGAAGTTGGCTATGAGTTCAATACGGTCTATGTTAGGAAGATGTTATAAATGGCAAAAGTAACCACTTTACCTGCTATTTTGCAGCCCTTAATGGGTAAGCCGTCTATCAAGGCTCACAGGTGCGTTGTATGCGGTTGTACCTATCCACTGAACAATCACCATATTGTCAGGCGTTCAGCTGGCAAGATGTACGTTAACGGCGTTGAGTTAGAGAAACCCGTTATTACTCTATGCGGGAGCGGTAACGCTAGCGGTTGCCATGGTCTAGCGCATGAAAACAGGCTACATTTCCGTTGGGTCACAGTACCTCAAAAGGCAGTACAGCAAGGACTACCAGCGGTTAACGGCGGTCACTGGGAATATAAGATATTCGATAAACCGACTAAATATATTGACGCTATCAAGTCAGATAGAGGCTGGAAACGAATATCTACCTGCTAATATGTGGGAATTGTGGAGGGTTTGCGCCCTCCACTTTATTTTTAGAATTGTTGTTGACAACACGCAACAACGCCCCTATAGTATTAGCTAATAAAGGAGTTACAGGAACTCCGACAAACTGAAAGGGTATAGCATGGCTGAATTTTCTTTTTATGACTTTTGCCAACAGGAGAACGGCACTATTGAGGGCTACAACGAGGTTGCAATAGACGAAGAAGTAAACGAAATGTGGCACGACTATTTCCGTGATAACGCTAGGCGTATCAATGAGTGGAACGAGGCAGACTACCTAGACCGTTTCACCGCTGAAAACATTGATACCATTTATGAGATTATCAACCGTAATTATGAGCCTGTACAGTGGTTAGTAGACTACACAGCTAGGACAGCTAAAGAACTTGGCACACCTGCACACGCTGGCAACCTCAAGGCGTGGGAAAAGTCATTTACAAACGCCATAGAGGGTAAAGAGTTAGAGCCTAGCGACCTTTGGTATTTCGTTAACGAAATTGAAACAAAGGTCGTTAGAATGGCGTTTGAGATCCCCGTAAAGTTTACGGCTTTTATAAAAGACTAGTACAGGCTAGGCGGGGCGTAAAAGCCCCGCTAATAAGAAAGGTGTAACTATGCATGACAATAGACGTTATGACTACCCGCTAAACCCTGAGAGCGTTATTGACCTATGGCAGGAGTGGAAAAGCAAAAATTACCGTGCTATGGACTGGTTCTATGTTCAAGCTAGAGAGTTCTATTATAGGGGCGCTAGGGTATCGGCTAAGTACCTAATCGAAAAATTGCGCTATGAGAGTGGGTTACGCATTGAGAGCGTACCGTTTACAGACAATCACGGGGTTGTGCATACGTTCGGTATCTCAAACACTCTAACCCCGTTTATTGGTAGGTGGGTAAAAATGCGTATTCCTGAGTTGGATATACAAATCAATAAAAGCAGGTTTGACGCAGCAATCAGAGAGGCGGGCGGTATCAATGGGTCAAATTAGTATTACATTCCAAAGCAAGGACGCAGTAAAGGACGCTATCAGGGAACTTGCAGCCGTTCTAGAGCGGGCTAAACACCACAACGGCGTAGATGTTCTACCCGCTCACTTTAAGGGCGTAGAAACCGTTTCAGCCCTTGGAATTAGTGCGGGTGGGCGCAAGATTAAGAGGGGTATCAACTTTGAGCGTGGCATTTTGAGCGCTAAAACAGATGTACTTGATAGACCATTTCCCGAACACTAGCGGGGCTATATATCAAACTGGTGTTCTATTGTGTAGAAAATGTGTAGGCTATTTTCTTGTTGACAACTAGCAACACAAGGCATATAGTAATACTCAACAAAGGGGCTACAAGAAACCCCGACACGTTGAAAGGAAAAGGAAATGGCTTATCGTTGGAAACCTAGCAAGTCCGCAGCCCGTGAGTTCGCAGCAAAGATGAACGAGATTGAGCAGTTTTGCAAGGATAACGGTATTGATTCTAGCCTTATGCAGGATAGCTACTACTTCACTATTGACGGCCAAAAGTATCGTGTTAGCAACCACACCGTAGCAGCCTCAAACCGTGGCGCTTACAACTATGAGGGTGAGCAGGTAAGAGGGCTATACCACCCTAACGGTGAAGAAGATGACACTATCTATATCACAGCAAGCAAAACCCGCCTGATTGAGATTTATACAGCCCTTAAAGCAGGCAGAAAGCTAAATCGTAGGGGTAAGGTCATCGATTAAATAACAGCAAGCCCCCGCCTCAAAGCGGGGCGGGGCTATCGAAAGGGTGTAAGTATGGACTGGTTTAATTATGTTTACGGGCCGGTTGTCTACAACAAAGTAAGTACACCCCGTACCATTTCAGCTATTGAGGCGCTAGGGCTTAAATCTTGCCGTGCGTAACCCTAACGGTCAAAGTGATAGCCTAGAGAGCATGAGAGACGCTATACAAGCCGTTATAGACAGTCTACAAAAAGATGTCTTTGATAAGCTAGAAGAAGCCTTAAAAAGCCCCTCAGAGGCTCAAAAGGACTAAAAAGCGCCCTAAAACTGAATAAAACACACAAAAAAAGCGCCCCTAAGGTAAAATAGATACAAAACAAACGTTCTATTAAAGCCTTAGGGGTGACTTATATTGAAGTGTAATAAACAGACTATAGAACGGGCTGAAACACTAAAGAAAAAAGGCGTAACAAACATTGATATTGCTAAAGCCTGCAACATTACAGAGGGTACATTTTACCGATGGTTGAATAACCCTAGTAACGCACGTGAAAGAGAGTTTTCTCAGCGCATAAAAAGTGCTGAACTGGACTATAAAACATATCTCACAGACCAAGTACTAAAAGCAGCTAAAGAAAGAGACTGGAAAGCTGCAGCGTGGCTATTAGAGCGCAAGTATCCTATGGAGTACAGCCTAGCGCCTAAGAGGTTTGAGGATATCCAACGGGCTGGAACTGATACCGACACAGACCCGCTAAGCGAAGCACTAGAGGGTTTGGCTAAGGGGCTAGAGAATGAGCAGCGCTAGCCTAAAGCAGGCTCAAGTCATGGCGTTTCCCTATACGGACTATCAAGCCCTAATATGTGACGGTGCAGTCCGTAGCGGTAAAACGTCATTTATGGCTTGCAGCTTTCTCAACTGGTCTATGTCCAACTACAACAATCAGACGTTCATAATCGGCGGTAAGTCCATTGAGAGCGTTGTTAGAAACGTCATTAAGCCTTTGCAGTCTCTAGCATGGGCTAGAAAGCGCTATACAATGTCATACTCTAGCTATACGCATGAGTTGACTGTAAGGCGTGACAAGGTCAAGAACGTCTACGTTGTATTTGGCGGTAAAGACGCAGCAAGCTACGAACTAGTACAGGGTTTCACCGCTGCAGGCGCTCTAATTGATGAGGTCGTTCTATGCGTAAGGTCGTTCGTTGAGCAATGTCTAGCCCGCTGCAGTGTTCAGGGCGCTAGGTTCTTTTTTAACTGCAACCCTGCTAGCCCTACGCACTGGTTCAGAAAAGAATGGATAGACAAGGCAAGGGAACATAACGCCCTCTACCTAAAGTTCACTCTTAGGGATAACCCTAGCCTTACAGAGGATACCCTAAGACGTTACGAGACGATGTATAGCGGGGTATTCCACCAACGCTACATATTGGGTGACTGGGTAGCAGCTGAGGGCGTTGTATACGATTGCTTTGATAAAAAGACCATGTGCAGGGATATAGACGTTGACGGTTCGGATATTGTCTATTGCTCTATTGACTATGGAATTACAAACCCGTTTGCAGCCCTGCTATGGGTTGTTCGTAACGGGGTAGCCTATTGCTTTAGAGAGTATCGCTATGACAGCAAAGAGGAACAGAGACGCCTAACCGATGAAGAGCATTGGGCTAACGTTAAAGCGATGTTCAAAGGCTTATGGGTTGATGAGGTTATAGTAGACCCGAGCGCCTCAAGCCTTATAGAACTGATACGCAAAGAGGGCTTTTACAGCGTGCGAGGCGCTAAGAATGATGTCCTAAAGGGTATACAACACGTTACAACGCTTATGAACACGCATAAACTAATCATATCGCCCGATTGTACAGGGCTTATATCTGAGTTGAGTGTATACTCATGGCAGGGTAAAGGTGATACAGTCATAAAAGAGAACGACCATTCATGTGACGCCATGCGTTACTTTGTGGAAACAATCGGTATCGACTTATTAGGCATGAACTAGAGAGGCTTGCAACATGGGTCTAATCAATTCACTACTTGACAGCATAGCCCGCTCACTGGGTAGACGTATCCAAGGCATGGAGCAATCGCAGGCATACCGTGACAGCGGGCGCAAAGGTGAAGAGTTCTCAGTAGAGAGTATGGTATCTGAGAGCCTTGCAAACCTTATGACAATGCAGTTTACAATGCCTGTAGTTGGTTCGTCTGATAGAGCGGTAGCGCTTGACCGTGTGAGTACCGATTTTGTGCGCGACAGCTTTACAAACGTTTGTTCTATGGCGTTTCTAACGGGTGACTGTATCACCGTTCCCGCATGGAACGGGCGTTCTATGTATAACTCCATTGTCACTGCTGAAAACTTTGCTATTCTAGGCGCTAACGGTTCAGAGATTACCGCTTGTATCTATATCGTGGACGAAAAGAAAGAGCGTAACGGCGCTAAGTGGACACTGTTAAGGCTGGTTGAGTTAGTACCATACACCGCCTATGACGGTTCTCAGACGTTCGCAAACCGCTATAGAACCTATGTAGCTAAGAACGGCGTTATTCAAGATGATGACGCATTTAGGCAGTTTCCTGACTGGTCTGCATATGGTGAGCAGGCTGAATGGATAATTCCTAATGTAGACCGTCTACTGATTGGTCGTTATAGGTCGTTCACGCTCAACCCACAAAACCCTAACGCGCAAAAAGGCACACCGATTTGCTACGGTGCGTCTAAGCCTATTCAAGAAATTCACTACCTAATCGATAAAATGCACACTGAATTTGCTCTATCCGAGAAAGCTGTCTTTGCCGATAGGTCTCTATTCGTTAAGGACTACCAGCGAAACGCAGACGGTGCGATTGTAAACGCCCGTCTAAAGCTACCAGAGGGTAGAGAGCGCCTATTTATGACAATGCAGGGTACAGGTTCAGACGGTTCACTATTGAATGAATGGGCGCCTACTATTCAGTTGCAGCCTTACATTGACGCACTAGAGAAACAATATCAAGAAGTTGAGAAGTGCGTAGGTATCTCTTCAGGCGTTCTATCCAACCTTAACGAACAGGCATATCAGAATGTTGATAATGTTCGTAAGGCAACCGTAAAAACTCAGTCATTCATTGAGACAGGGCGTAAAGTTGCTGAAAGCTATCTAGACGATATGGTTTACAGCTGGAACGCAATCTACAACTACTACAACGTAACGCCTGTAGGTGATTACGATGTTGAGTACAAGTGGAGCGATGAATATATCAATACCTTTAGCGACCAGCAAAACGCCATTTTGGCAGGTAACGCAATCGGTGCAACCGACGCCGTGGACTATCGTATGCTAGTCATGGGTGAAAGCCCCGAGGTTGCAAGGCAAAGGGTAGAAGAAATTGCAGCCGCTAAGCCTGTAAACCCTCTATTTAGTGAGGTTGAATAGTGAATGACAGAGACCGTACAGGGATAGAACTAGCAGCGCTAGCAGGTGAGTTAGCTATTTTAACGGTGATAGCTAAGCACTTGAAGAGGGTAGACGAAAATACCACCTACTCAGACGTTGCTAAGTGGTCTCTAGTCGGACTAGTGGATATTGCTACGGTCGCAAATAACACGTCTAACCTGCTTGTTAAGCGGGCTAGGCGTGTGTTTGATAACGGAGCGGGTGAGATTGACGCATGGAGCGCCCCGCTATTTGCTGCAAATGCTAGAACGTTCCACAGCGTGAGCGATATTTACGCAGCCAGCACAGCCCTAGAGACTGGTTTAGGCTCAACCGTTCACACAATCGAAACAATGTTTTCTACCTCTGTTATGGGTCTAGTCAACCCTAATGGGCGTATCGTTCCTATAGCGCAGGCATACCGTGAGAGCCTACAAGAAGCCGTCTCAGCTATGCAAGCGGGAGAATTGAACTACGTACAGTCTATCAAGCGTATGACCGCTAGAATGGCTCAGAGGGGCGTTAGAGTGTTCTACCCTAGCGGGGTTACCCGTGAACTGTATTCAGCGGTAAGCGGTAACGTCTATGACAACTACCGCATGACAATGCAAAGAGCACGGGAAGAAGTAGGCGTAGCGTTCGGCGCTAACGGCGTTGAGATATCCGCTCACGGGCTATGTGCAGCCGACCACTTACCATATCAAGGCAAACAGTACAGCTATACAGAGTTCAAACGTATCAACGAGAGTTTGCCACGCCCTATCGCTCATGGCTATAATTGCCACCACACCACAACGCCCGTTATCCTAGGCATTTCTAAGCCCGCTCAGAGCCGTTCACAGCTTAAAGAATTGCGTGAACAGTCTCAGAGGATAGTACATACCTCTAACGGTGATATGACGGCGTACGAGTTTACGCAGTATCAAAGGCGTATGGGAACCGCTATACGTAAGAAGTACGTTGAGAAAGCCGTTCTACAGGCAGCGGGAGCAGATACGGCGGGTCTTGATAGCGATATTAGAGACGCTACAAGGTTCTACATGGCTGAAAGCCGTGCAGCTGGTATAAAGCCTCACATGGAGCGTGTAACAGTTTACAAGCCCGCTAAATAGCCTTACAATACAAGGCATACCACCCACGGGGCTACTCCTTTCACCCGTGGGTGTTTTCTTATGTGTAGGAAATGTGATGAAAAATATTTACTGAATTGTTGTTGACAACTAGCAACACACGGCGTATAGTTGTTATCAACAAAGAGGGAAACACACGGTAAGCCCTCGACACGAAAGGAAACAGTATGGCAGACGCAGAAAAGTACATAGAGATTATTAAAACGCAGGAAATTAAGAGCGTTACCGTTTATCTGTTCCATGAAACAGAAATGATTTTCAAACAGGTTTTTGATTGTGAGAAAGACCTAGAAGAGTTCGGATTGACCGCCGATAGCGTTACCATGGAAAGGGGTTGCGGCACAAAATATTGCCCTAACGGTCTACCTTTTGAGTGTTTTGAAGATACCTACAAATACCTGTTTGTTTACGAGTGGTAAGAAAGGACTAGGCGGGGTGTAACAGCCCCGCCATACCATAAGGGGGAGATATGGAGCGTACTTATTCAAAGCTAACAGAGGCGTATGTAATGGTATCTAAAAGCCGTGATGATACCGTACTACCAAAACATGAAGATATTTCACAGCTATTAGGTAATAGGGTACGGGCTAGCGGGGGCGCTTACGTTTGGTACAAGCCCGTAAAGCGTTCAGACGGTTCAACTGAACTACAACCGCTAGGAGTTCATTGGACTGATAACGGACTAGACTACTTTATTAACATTGTAGGTAGCCTAGATGATGAATGACGTTTCACCCGCCCAAGCTGAGAAACTCTATCAAGCCGTTATAAATTGCGACATTGAGGTTATCCCGTCTGAGTTGGACGGGGTAACCGTCATAAAAGGGCGTACATACCCGTTTAGAGACTTGCTAAAAGAGTTCGGCGCTATATGGGATGGCGATACTAAAGAGTGGTTAGTAGACTTTTCAGACGCAACCGAACTAGGAGACTACTTTTTAAGCCTGTTCTAAGGCATTCTAAGCCCCTATATTGCCATGGGTTGATAACTTACCCGTAAAACAACTAAATAGCCTTGTAGAAAGCCTTTGAGAAGTGTTGTACAATGTTTCTCAGAGGCTACGTCTTTATGTAGCTACCGTGTACCGCTTAGTGAGCGGTTAAAAAGTCAACTTAGACGGGAGAAAAGCAATGCAGGACATTCAGGACATTCTAAAGGCTCAGGGTATTGAGGTCACAGAAGAGCAGATGAAAGCTATTAAGAACGGCGTTCTTGAGAATTACCGTTCAAAGGCTGAAACCGAGGCTAAGGCTGCTAAGGTTAAGGAACTTGAGACACAGCTGGAAAAGGCTAACGCTGCACTTGAAAGCGCCTCAAAGGTAGACCCTGCTAAGTCTGAAGAGATTGAAGCCCTCAGAACTCAGATTGATGAGTACGAGAAAGCAGAAACAGAGCGCAAGAACAAAGAGGCTGAAACCGCTAGCCGTTCGGACTTTAAAGCTAAGTTTGACGCCGAAATTGGTTCTAAGAAGTTCGTTTCTAAGGTTGTTGGAGACGCAATTTTTAATGCTGCCTATGCCACCGCTAAGGCTAACCCTGATATGAGCATTGCAGACGTACTCAAAACCGCTACAGGTGATGATAAGGGGATCTTTGCCAACCCACAGGCTGACCCTCAAAAAATGCCTATGGGTGAGCCAACGGCTCAAGGCGTTCAGCCTATTCAGTCACTAGAGCAGGTTAAGGGTATGAGCGTGGACGATGTGCGCAAGCACATGGACGAAATTAACAAGTTACTGAACAAGTAAGGGGTTCTAACATGGCAACTACAAAGTTTGTTCCGCAAATTTGGAGCGCAAAAATCCTCGATTCTCTCGATAAGGCACTTGTTTATAACAAGCTGTTTAACACTGATTATGAGGGCGAGATTACCGAGGCGGGCGATACCGTCCATATCGGTTCTATCGGCAAGGTAACCGTTAAGCCTTATATTAAGGGTTCAGCTATCGCAGCCCCTGACGCTGTAAACGTTGAAGAGCAGACCCTTGTTATTGATAAGGCTGAGTACTTTAACGTTTCCGTTGATGACGTTGACGCTGCACAGTCTAAGGCTAATCTGATTGACGGCGCTACAACTGAGGCTGGAAATTCCTTTGCTGATTCTACCGACCAGTATCTAGCGGGCGTTCTTGCTGCAAAGGGTGGCGTTAAGCTGGGTACTACCGCTGCTCCTATCACCATTACCAAAGAAAACGCTTATGACACTCTGATTGACCTCAAGGTTAAACTTGATAAGGCTAACCTGCCTAAGGCTGGACGTGTTTGCGTTGTTCCTGCTGAGTTTGAGGGTTATATGCTGAGAGACCCTCGATTTGTCGCAGTCTCTGACGCAGGCGAGCAGCGTCTCACTGAGGGTACTGTTTACCGTGCTGCTGGTTTTGAGATTCAGACCTCCAACAACGCTCCTAGCCCTGCTGCTAACGTGTTCACCGTTATTGCTGGTTCACCTGTTTGCGGTACTTTTGCTAATCAGGTTCTTAAGACCGAGGCATACCGCCCAACTGACCGCTTTGCGGACGCTGTTAAGGGTCTCCACGTCTACGGTGCAACCGTTACCCGTCCAAACGCTGTTGGTTTGGCATACGTTAAGTTTTCCGCTTAACAATTAGCCCGTCTGTCAATCTAGCCCCTGCCTGTTAAAATACGGGTAGGGGTTTTTTACTAGAGAAAGAGGGTTGTAATGTATCTGACCTATGGCAAATACGTCTCAATGGGTGGCAAGCTGAACACCGCTGATTTTGCTAAGGCTGAGGCTGAGGCTGAGAGTTTGCTCGATGTATGGACACTCAACCGCCTAAAGTCTCAAAGCGTTCTAAGCGATTTAGAGGCGCAGGGTTTAGGTGATGCGGTAAGTAATGCCACAATGGCAATTATCGACCGTCTAGACGGTATTAGAGAGGCTAGAAAGGCTATTGCTAGCGGTCAAGTTGTAACTAGTTTCAACAACGGCGTTAATTCTTTCAGTTTTGCTAACGGTGGCACTACAAACAATCAAGCTGAGGTTGAGGCTTACGTGAGGGTTTGCGAATTGCTACCGATTGATGTTGTTTCTGCGTGTGTTTGCTTTAACAATGCGAGGTAAACAATGAACATTAACACTGAAAGGCTGCTAAACCGCACTGTAACCGTTATCAACCGCCTAGACGCTGAACACTATGAACTAGAGTATGACGCTTACAAGGCAACCGTATATAGCCCTGCTATGTGGTCTGAGAGGGTTCAGAGGTCTGTAACTTCAGACGGTCAAGCGGTTACGGCTAAGTCCTACACGGTTCAGATACCAGTAGACACTGTACCCGCTGAGAATGGCACTCAGTCTACCGCTGCTATTGGTGATTTTGTCGCGCTGGGTCATGTTGTTGTTCCCGCTGGGTCAAGTAGAACAGACGTTCTAAAGCAGCTAAGCGGGCTACCATGCTTTGAGGTTCAAACTGTACGTGATTTATCGACAAATGGAGCGATTGAAAACGGTGCAGGCTTACTTAAATATTTGAACGTTATTCATTTAGAGGGTACGGGAATTGGTAGGGGGTATTAAAAATTGGTAGACCCCCCCTACCAAAAATTGGTAGACCCCTACCAAAATTTAATACCCCTTATATATGTTATAAGAAAGAGATAATCTAGAAATAGATAATATAGGTTAAAGAAAATATAAAAAGAAATTGGCGCAATTATGGCAAAGATTGAGCATGATTTAGGAAAGGTCTACGCATTCATTGACGGGGCTAACTCAGACCCTACTCTAGGACGTTTCCTAGCTACAGAGGCAGCCCGTGGAATGACCCCCTATGTTCCTATGTTCACGGGTATACTTGCAGCAAGTGCAACCGTTGAGCCGTTCGCAGTGACCTATAACGCACCCTACGCCCGTTATGTCTATTACGGTGACCGTATGCGTATCTCCAAAGAACGCCACCCGTTGGCCAGCACTCACTGGGATAGACCCTATTTGGCTGCACACCTAGAGGACTTATGCAGGGCTGGAACGAACTTTCTCAACAAAAGGCACTAGAGCCGTTTTAAGCCTTACGATAGACTAAAACGGGTAAGCACTTAGGAAACGGCGTAAATAAGCCTTAGAATGGCTTAGAAAGTCTCTGAGAGGGATCTAATGAACATACAGGGTAAGACTAAAGCAGTCAAAGAATGGTTAAAGACTAACCCGTTGATTGGTAAGCGCCTCAAAATCAACGCTACCGATATGAAAGAGGGCGAAATATCGGTAAATGTTGTATCAAATACCGACCTAGACACCGCTTTTATTGACGGTACACAAGAACGCAAATACACGTTTGCTTTGGTATTCGTTAAAAGCTGGTCGGCTGGTTACGATAAAGTCAATATTGAGGCTATGGAGTTCGGCGAGAAAGTCACAGACTGGATAACGGCGCAGTATCTCAATGACAATATGCCTGACTTTGGCAAATCGTGTACAATTAGGGCAATTAAACCGCTGCAAAATATCCCTGACTGTTCAGCGGTTTATAGTGAGACTGGTAGCGCCCGCTATCAGCTTTTATGCGATATCGTGTATTGGGAGAAAGAGGCATAATTATGCAGCTAACAAGGGATAAATTTGTACCGTTGATTGATGTTTCTGAACAGAAAAATCTTTCTAAGCTGGTACGTATCGACAAGTCGACAAAGTTTGAACTTTCGTTCAACGCTCAGACGGACACAAAGGGTTACATTTGCGACAAGAACGACAGTACAGAGGTTACAGGTTACCAGCCTGAGTTGCCTGAGGAAATTATCCTAGACAATACTAACCCTTTGTTTAAGTTCCTGTTTGAGTATGCAAAGAAATTCCCTATCGGTACAGCCTGTAACATTCCTGTTGTACTAGGCTTGCCTAGCATGACTACAGGCGCAACCACAGACGCCATGTGCTGGAAAGATGCAAGTATCATTATCGATACTCTGAACACCGTAGACGGTACTCTATCGTTTAAGATTGGTCTGAACGGTACGCCTACTATGGGTACTCTCACGGGCTTGGGTACTGATAACGTCAAGTTTGTACCAGCGGTAAGCGCTTAGTTTATCGTCAAATGCTATACTAGGGGCTAAGGGGTAACCTTTAGCCCCCTTTTTTATCCACGTAGAAAGGTAAAACAATGGTTGAGTACACAGACGGTCAAGGTATTACGTTCGAGTTGCCTAAGTTGACTACAAAGCTAATGGCAGAAATGAGCAAGGTTACACAGAGCGGCGATATTGTCGAGACTGTTAAGGCTAAATATGGCTTTGTAAAGCTATGTCTACCCGCTGAGTACCTTAAAGAGCGCCTAGACGGTTCTAAGATTGACGATATCGACCTTGTAGAGTTGGCTAAAGTCTATTCAGACGTTGCCAACGCCTATAGCGCCCCTATGTTCGAGGCTAACACGCAGGGCGTAAATGAGCAGCTAGACCGTATTAAACCTATGGTTGATGTTGCTCAATCTATGGCAACCGTGGCAGCTGCTAATAAGAACACAAGGCAAGTATTCAAGGTTATCTAATGATTGACCTGAGATATTCAGACCTCCCTGCCGCCTTAGAGGTTGACGGGGAGGTTTTTACTATCAAAACAGACTTTAGAACGTGGTTAGCATGGTTAGAGAGCCTAGAGGTAAACGGCATAGCTGAGTATGGCATATTCGAGAGCGATATACCACAGGGCGATAGCTGGGTAGAGGTTGCTCAACAGTTCGCACTAAGCGCCCCTGTAACACCTGTAGGCAAGGCAGTAGAAACCGTACAAGCGTTCGACTTTATTCGAGACGGTGACTATATCGTAGGGTCGTTCCAACAAGTCTACGGGATAGACCTAACAGACCCAGCCCTAAAAATGCATTGGCATAGGTTTCTAGCCCTGTTTAGGTCGTTGCCTGAAACGTGCATAATGTCGAAGATTATGGGTTATCGCACGTTCAAGAAAGCCGATAAAGACGATTATAATAAGAGCATGGAAAAGGCTAAGAGAGCCTACACCCTACCGCCAAAACATACGTTTATGACTGAACAAAAGGCGGTACAGGATAAGGCTATAGATGACTGGGCGGACTGGGCGTTTGGTAAGGCTACACTGTAACCCTAAAGTAACCCTCAAGTTAGCAGGTCATAAGGCAGAAAGAGGGCAAAATTGGCAGACGGCGCAATTAAAATTACGCTTGACGTGCTAACGGGAGACGCAAAGGGTAAGGTCAATGAGTTTGTAGGCGCTACAGATGAGGCTCTAGGCTCTGTAGGTGACAAATCAAGTAGCACGTTTGACGCTTTAAAAATCGCTGGTATCGCTGCATTTACAGCGATAGCGGCTGCGGTTGTTGGCTTTGCAAAACAAGCCTTTGACGCTTATGCACAATATGAGCAGTTGGCGGGCGGTGTATCTAAGCTATACGGTACAGCGGGAAAATCAATCGAGGAATACGCTGCTAGCGTTGGTAAGTCTGTAGGTGAGGTTGAGGGTGAATATAACCGTCTACAGGCAGCGCAAGATTTAGTGTTCAAAAACGCTAATGACGCATGGAAAACAGCGGGTATGGACGCTAATCAGTATATGGAGGTTGCTACTAGCTTTTCTGCTAGTCTGATTAACTCTCTAGGCGGTGACACGGTAGCAGCTGCTCAGCAAACCGATGTAGCTATGAGGGCTATTAGTGACAATGTGAACACGTTTGGCACAAACGCCGATAGTGTTACGCAGGCGTTTCAGGGGTTCGCACGACAGAACTTCATGATGCTTGATAATCTGAAATTGGGATACGCAGGCAGTAAAGAGGGTATGCAGCAACTTATTGCAGACGCTAACGCCTACGCCGCTGCAAACGGTCAAGCTGCTAATTTATCCATTGATAGCTTTAGCGATATTGTCACAGCTATTGAACTGGTACAGGAAAAGCAGGGTATCGCTGGTACTACCGCTAGAGAGGCAGGGACCACCATCCAGGGGTCTATCACCCCCCTCGGGGC